GATGATATCCTGCGGGTCGAACTCGATGTCATGGTCTACCTGCACCCAGACGTCCTTGCCGGAGTCTAGGAACCACTTGGTAGCCCTGCAACGACTGCGGGATATCAGGGCATCCTCTCTGATTGTCCTGAGATCGGTCTGGCGATCACTGGTAGCGAAGTTGGCCGCTAGTCCTACCCAAGACATCAGGCAGGCCGCTGAGATGCCGCCATAGGCATACAGGCTGACGTGTATGGACGGCCTAGTGCCGCTTGTCGTCTCTGGTTTCACATTGGATGCCGGCGATTCGGCAACGATGAACGGGTCTTTCACTTCTGGTGACTCTGTGTTGTTTGTGTCTGCCATATCAATCTTTGGTGCGTTGGTCGGTGAGGAATTGCTCGTGGCCCTTGCTGATCAGGTAGCAGATGGATCCGCGGGATACTCCGCAGGCCTCTGTGACCTCATCCAGTGTCATTCCCTGCTCTCTGAGATCGTAGGCCATCCTGCAGAGCTGTGGGGTGTACTTCTGTTCGATGATTCGCTCCGTCTCGAGCAGCATGGGATCCAATGAACCGTCCGGCAGGTACTTCTGGCCTACTGGGTAGGACATCCATCCGGCACTGATGGCTTTCTTGATCAGGGCCGGCGCATCGTTCAAGAGCTTGGCCCGATCTAGGTCGTATTTCGGTTTCATTGTCAGTAGCTGGGTGATGGGTCGGTGAAACGGCAGTATTGGCCTTCGTAATGTAGATTTACGATACCGCATTCTCCGTCTCTTTGTTTGGCAATGATGATTGCAGCATCTCCTGAAGGCTCCGATCTGTCACGATTCAAAAGCATCACAAGATCGGCATCTCGTTCGATTTGCCCACTGTCCGCAAGATCAGTCAGCCTTGGTTGCCGTCCTTTTTCCTTTTCCGATTCTCTATTGAGCTGTGCAAGGCATAGCATTGCAACACCTGTTTGCACCGCAATGTCCTTTAGTTTGCCTGATACCTCTGCAACCTCGTAAGTGCGCTTCTCTGAACGGTCTGCTGATTTCACCTTCTGCAAGTAGTCTACAATAACTAAACGCACACCATGTTTGCGTACTGCTCGACGCACGTTTGCCATGATGTTTGAGATGCTGTGAATGCTAGATCCATCAATGAACCATAGCGGACTATTAGCCACTTTACCTGAAGACAGCATCATAGACTTCATGTATCCCTCGTTCAGGTTGCCGCTCTTAAGGTTCTGCATCGGGATGCTTCCGATTGCCGATACGGTACGCCTGAAGATTGCCTCTTTGCTCATTTCCAAGCTGATGAATAGAGTCGGTATCTTGGACTTGATTGCTGCGTGCTCAGCTATCGCTATGGCAATGGCCGTTTTACCAATACTTGGACGTGCCGCCATGATAGCCATCTCCTTTGGTTGCAAACCATCCGTCTTTTCATCCAGATGAAAGAAGCCAGTAGCTATTCCTGACAGCGTTCCCTTCCGGTTGAACCTGTCCTGCATCTGGTCAATGAATGACCCTGCAACCTGTTTGCTGGTTGTGAGTGTCTCTTTAGAGACGTCAATGCTGAGCCCTGCTTCGGCATTAGAGACGATTTGATCGGGCTGGAGGGTCAACATAGCGGACTCGCGTATCAGACGGTCTCCAGCGTCTCTGAGCTGGCGTCTATGGGCAGCCTCTACGATTGCCTTGGTGTAGTACGTCAGGTTGGCCGAGCTCGGGCACACCTCCATTGCCTGATTCCAAGCATCGAAAGGAACAGGCAGTTGGCCGTAAGCCTTCTTCCATTCCTTGTTGAGCTCGGGAAGCGTTGGGTTTTTGCCTTCCTGAACCATGCCGCGGATTACATCGAATGTCAGCCTGAGTTCATCCCGTTGAATCCATTCGCTCCGAATCTCCGAAACTGCATCCGAGCAGGTATCAATGGTTCCGTTTAAACAGGCTCCGATCATGCCGTACTCGTCATCGCTGGCGTGAAATGGGTCGTTGTTCACAGGCTGTCCTTCCAGTTGATCTCCTTTTTTCCAACCGGATTTGGCATGGCGCCAGAAGAGCTTTGAGGTCGGTAAATGCCTTTCCAGCCTGATGCGATTGAATGCTCGACAATAGACGGGAACTCAGCAGGCGTGAATTCACGGGACCACTTGGTCAGCGCTGCCGTCAGGCCGGTCTTCTTGTAGGACTCCCGCTTCTCCGACTTGTACTGCAGCCACAGCTTAACGGCATCGAGGCAGTTCTGGGTGCGAATGCTTTCCGGCAGTTCGATGCCATGGGCAACTTCCCATTCAGACTTCGGTGTCGGTGTATGTATTATAGGAGTAGGAGATGGAGAGCTATTTTCTGGCCATGTTGTGGCCATAGGTGTGGCTATCGTCTGGCTATGCTCTGGCCATGCCGTGGCCATTGGGGTCGCTATGGCAACCCCATTAGGGTCGCTATCGTCTGGCCATTTTGACCACCGTTTGAGTGCTCCATTGCGTCCAGCGGTGGCCTGTTTGAACTTGTAGGCCTCTTGATCAGCCCTGACTTGCTCCAACCTTTCGTTCCGAAGCATACCGTCATCGCATAGCGAGAACTTAGCCAGAACATAGCCAAGCGATGGCGACCCCAATAGGGTTGCCATACGTCCTGCACGGTCTGGATCGTTTGGAATGCCACCTTTGGTCCACTGATGGCAAAGCAGTCGGATGTAGCCACCAACTTCCTCGGCGCTCATGTCCGAGGTTCCAGCGAGGAAGTCGTCGGCGTAAAACTGAAAGGCTGGTGCCTTGCGTTTGGTTTCCTCGCTCATTGGAGTCCTTTCGAGCTCAAATATGAAGCACGAGCATCGTAGGCTTCTCCGACAACTGATTTCATCATTTTGCAAACCTCATCAACAAGTTGAGGCGTAATCACAACCACTGAAGGATCTTCAAATCCATTACTTTGCTTGATGCAAACGTATCCAGTGTCAGATGCGTATACTTCAGTGTCCGGTTGTCCCTGCAGTTCCAGCGTTGTTGTAGTGTCGTTCATGTATCAAACGGAAATCCCCACCAGACACAGGGTAGGAGATCGCAGGAAGGAACTGCGAATGCCTGTGGTGGTGGGGATAAAAGTTGTCATGTCCTTCGGTTGGTATCGACGCTCACCTCCTACAGCTCACGTCGACGGGCTCTCCCTATCGTTTATCCTTGGCCTTGTCCACAGCTTCCTGCTTGGCCCTCTTCTCCTTACGCTGGGCACACTTGAGCTTAGCCTCGGCAATTCTCTGATCCTTCAAAGCATAGGCCATGTCTGTAGCCATCTGCATTGCCTGAGCTATTTGCCCCGGCGACATGGTCTGATATATAAGATCATTCGTTTTCTTGGAGATGTTGTTCTCCAAGTAATTGTTTGCTTTGCGACACATATCAATACGCCGGTATCAGGATATCCGCCACTTGTTGCGTCAGTTGCACGTCTCTCCGGCAGTAGGCGATAGCGGCTTCCCTGTCGGTATTCCACAGCGCCGAGAAGTCGGCCCCATTGCCTGCCTTGTCGCCCAGTCCGAGATGCCTCGAGATCGCTGCCAGACTGCCGTGGGCGCGATTGTCTCCGCATTGCCAGACTTCACGCAGGTCGATGACAAGGTCGTTCCAATAGCGCCCCTGACGCAGCCAGTAGGGCACCGTGATCCGATGCTTCCATGAGCGCTTCACGAGGAACGGTAGGTCGAAGCTCTTGACGTTGAACCCGATGAGCTTGGGGTTCCTTTCGTAGTACGTGAGGAGCTGCCACCACTCGCGCAGCATTGCAGCCTCACCACCGGGTTCCGACGAGAACACTCCGGCCTGCTGGTGGTCGATGCGGTAACCGATGCACAGCACCTGTCCGCTCAGTGCATCGAGTGCAGCATTCCGGATGTAATCCGCGGTGTGGCTCTCCTCGGCCTTCTGGATCTTCTCTGCGATCAGGTCTGGGTTCTTGATGTTGCCCAGTTTGACCGCGGATGGATCGAATGGCGGTATGACAAGCTCGCTCAACGGGAGCGGCCCTGTCTCGATGTCAAAGTAGATGTTAGGGTTGGCTGGCATTTTTATTGGGGCGGTTGAGTGCGTAGTAGGCTGTATTGAGTCCGACTCCGAAGTGCTCCGCGATCTCGCGGTAGTTGTGCCACTTGTGGGTCTTCCTCCACTGCTGGATCTTGTCGATGGTCTCCTGCTTGATTGCGTACTTCCTGTCGGGATGCTGTTTCTTGACCTTACGAGACTGAACAACGGGCTTTTTAATACTAACAGGCTCCGGATTAGTAGCTGGCCTCACGTAGCCTGCTGGAGGGGCACAGAGCTGTGCTATGCGCTCGGCGCTGAGATTGAGTTTCATTGGAAAGTTTGTGCGTTTGTCCACCGATGCGCACCCCCGGCAACGAACCATGAGTCCCCGATGACAACAGGTCACCGGAAAGTGTATTAAGTCGGCTTGCCGCAGTGGATGCAGCAGAGACCGCGTTTAGGCTGTCGATCCAGCGGAGGCACTTCAAGCCACTCGCAGATTTCGACGTAGGATTTCCACCCGAATGACCAGATGGCTCCCGGGTACAGGTGGCCGCTCTTGTAGAGTGCCAAGGCCTCCTCCTTGCTGTGGATGCAGAGGTCCTCCAGCACGCGGAAGGTACGATTGGAGAACGGGAAACCCCAGAGCTTCAATACCTCTTCCATTTCCTTGGCCGAGGCAATGACCTGATGGATCCGTTGGCGCGACAGGTTCAGACTATTGCCGATCTCCTGCAGCGTGCGGCCTTCGGAGCGCATCTGGACCACGCTGGGCACCAAGTGCTTCAGCTTCATGTAGTCCTTGCGCTTGGGCTTTGGTTCAGAAAGGGACGTCATCTAAAGGGATCTCCTTGTTCGCTGCCTTGATAGCTTCCAGACGTGCGTTGATTGCCTTGATCAACTGCTTGTCGGCAGGGCTGATGGTCTCCGCGGCCATCGCCTTCGGGATCCAGTGCTCGGCAAGTTGCTGCACAGCAACGTCATTCAGGTCGCACAGCGGAACACCGCGGAACTTCCCGACGTGCACCTGAGTCTTCAGGATGTCGGTCTCCTGCCGTGGGGCTGCATTACTTGGACTGGATGGCAATGGTGTTTTGCCGTTTTCATCCTTCGGAGGACGATCCTGCAGGCGTACCCACAGGCCGCTGGGCTTCAGCTCTCCGCTCTTGAGCGGCATGATGAGCTTGATGTTGGCGTACACCTTGGTGCCGTCCTGCGACTCCTCGTGAGCGATCACGATGCTGCAGGACTTGCCGATGAGGCTCTCGAGGTCGAGCGCCTTGTTCTCGTGATCGGTGAGCTTACGCCCAAACCAGTCCTTCAGGAACTTGGTGAGTGCTGCCTTCTCGTGCAACGAGGGCACCATGGGCTTGGTGAACACTACCCACGGCTGCACCGGGTCGCGGGTGTCGTCGATCAAGTCGATCTCGAATGCGAACTTGAACTTCTTCTTGGTGCCGTACTCGGTCTCGTACTCCTTCAATGGAGTCACGTCCACACACACCGCCTTGCCCGTATATTCGGGGCACGGTGCGTACTCTTTCTTACCGCCGCTTGCGCTGATTATCATGTTATCGTCTTACGTGTTGTTGTTGTTGTTTACTTAGAGGCCTGTCTTTCGACCTCCGAAAGCTGTTTCGCCATCCGGCTGTACTGCGCCCAGTAGTCGGGCCATGTCTGCTTGATCTTCGCTAGGTTGTCCGTGTCGGCCACTAAGGCAGCGGCACCCAGCTTGCGCACAAATGATCCGCCGTACTCGATCATGGTGTTGATTACGTCGATGTCTTTCATTCGCACTTGTAGACCTTATCGGTCGTCCTGAGGTTGGTGGGCCATTCTGCGTTTGTGAACGATCCGTCAATGAACAGCACCTTGTCGGTGGGCTGGATCGTCAGACGTCCATTGTCGAGCTTGATGAACATGAACTCCTTAGCCTGCTCGGGATGCCGGCTGAATCCATCGTCGATTGGAACCGCGGTGAACAGGTATTCTCCTGTGCGGTACTTGTCCTTGC